GTCATCTTTTTATGTGCGCGAAATTATGAGTTTGGGCTAGACCTTGGAGGTTTTGCGAATGCCAGCAGGCAGACCACCAAAACCATCTGAGGTGAAGCGAGCTACCGGCAATCCCGGTCGTCGCCCACTCCCTGAACTTTCCGTTGTGACTCCTCTGCCGATGGCTCACAAGATTCCCGAGCCTCCAGCAAGCCTTGGAGCCGAAGGCATCAAGTTATGGAACGCAGCATGGGATGCCGCAATTACTTGGCTCTCGCCAGCCTCGGACTTCCGAGCGATTGAAAATGCCGCGCACCTTGCCGATGACCTTGCCGCAGCTCGCGCGAAGTATCGTGCTACTCTTGAAGCGGCAGATGGGCGACTGCTAGTTCATCTCAACAAATCTTTCGTTGACGCATTGTCGGCGCTTGGTTTTGATCCAGTTTCACGCACTCGCCTTGGCGTGGCCGAAGTGAAAAGGGTGTCTGCTCTTGACGAACTCCTCGCAAAGAGGCAAGCAAAACAAAATTGATGGTTGGCCTCCTCGGTGGCTGACTCATGTTCCCGATGCTGATCTCAAGCGATCGCGTGGAGATGACATCGTTGATTTTGCCGAAGCCCTCTGCAAAATAACAAAAGACTCAATCGCTGGCGCTGCTGGCGAACCTCTTGAATTTCGAGGCTGGCAACGAGAACTTACTCGCCAGCTCTTCGCGGTGAAAAGCGATGGAACTTTCCGACACAAGGTCGCCTTGATCGGTCTTCCTCGTAAGAATGGAAAGTCTGCATGGCTTTCAGCGGTTGCTCTTGAATCTTTGGTTCTCGGTGCAACTGGCGGTGAAGTATATTCATGCGCTGCTGAAAAAGAACAAGCAAAAATTGTTTTCGGAACTGCCAAGCGCATGGTCGAAATGCACCCTGAACTTTCCGAACTCTTAGATGTATATAAGGATGCGATCTACAATCCGAAGACTGGAAGCGTTTATCGCGCCCTATCATCAGAAGCCTTCTCCAAAGAAGGTCTATCGCCAACCTTCATCGCCTTCGATGAGTTACACGCGCAACCCAATCGCGAACTCTTTGATGTTATGTCACTCGCTATGGGCGCTCGCGTGGAGCCAATGCTCGTTGCGATCACCACCGCTGGAGTCAAAACAGATACAAGCGGCAAGGATTCAATCTGCTATTCGCTTTATGAGTACGGCAAGCGCGTTGCCAGCGGCGAAGTTGATGATCCATCGTTTTTCTTCTCGTGGTGGGAGCCAACACTTCCCGATGCCGACTATCGCAATGAGACAGTTTGGCGAGAAGCAAATCCCGGCTTTGATGACATTGTTGCATCGGCAGATTTCAGTTCCGCAATTCTGAGAACACCGGAAGCGGAATTCAAAACAAAGCGTTTGAACATTTGGACTTCGACATCTGATGCGTGGCTTCCTCACGGAAGTTGGGATGCACTTGCTGATGATCATCCGATCGAAGATGGCGCTCAAGTTGTTCTCGGCTTTGACGGTTCCTTCAACGGCGACTGCACCGCAATCGTTGCCATCGAAGTTGGCGAGAATCCTCACATCATGCCAGTTCAAGTGTGGGAAAAACCTGAAGAGGCTGACGCTTCTTGGCAGGTTCCCGTTCTTGAAGTTGAAGAAGCAATCCGAGAGGCTTGCAAAAGATGGCAAGTTGTTGAGATCGCTTGCGACCCTTACCGATGGGCAAGAACTTTCCAAATCCTTGATGATGAAGGTCTGCCAGTTGTTACCTTTCCGCAGACTGCATCTCGCATGACCCCGGCGACAACTCGCTTCTTTGAAGCTGTTGTCAATCAACAAATAACTCACAACGGCGATCCGCGCCTCTCTCGCCACATCGCGAACGCAACACTTCGAGTCGATCAGCGCGGTTCGCGGTTGGCAAAAGAGAAACGCGGTTCATCACGACGCATTGACTTGGCAGTCGCTTCAGTCATGGCATTGGAACGCGCCTCATGGTGGCATTCACAAGGTGGGAACATCCCACAAATTTTCGATCCTTGGTCGATGACAGATCAGCAGGAGGTTCCTAGTGTTTGGGATAATCACGACGGTAATTGAAACCATCGGCGCACTTCTTATCGCAACAGGTGTCGGATTGTGTTTCGGTCTTGGCGCTGGTCTTATCGCAGCAGGTGTCTTGGCAATCGCAGGAAGTTTTCTTGCAACTAGAGCAATGGAGGGAGTAGCTGAATGAGTATCTTTACTCGAGGCTCAACAGTCGGCCGCTACCCACAGTTCAACAACTATGTTTCCCCACTAAGTCAGCTCTACGGTCAAACATCGATGACCAGCGCTGCTGGCGAGCGCATCGATGAGTGGACTTCTCTTGGCGTTTCAGTTGTTCTCGGTTGCGTCAGTCTCTTGGCTGATTCAGTTGCTTCAATGCCACTTCGCGCTTACAGCATCAGCAAAGATGGTCAGCGCATTATGCGCCCACTTCCGGATGTTCTATCTGATCCTGATCCCGAATCAAACACTTATGAATTGATTCATCAGATCATGGCTTCTCTTGCTTTGCATGGAAATGCTTATGTCAAGATCGACCGCGATCGTTCAGGAAATATGATTGGCCTTGTTCCATTGCATCCATATCAGATGCAGGTTCTCCCAACTGGAGACATGACAGGTCGTCGTTATCTTCACCTCGGCAACGAGATGAATCGTGAAGATATGCTTCACCTTCGTTGGTTCACGCCTCCACAATCTTTGGTGGGTATTTCACCACTCAATCAGAGCCGCAACCTTGTCGGTCTTGCTATCGCAATGGATCGTCACTTGGCGCAGTTCTATGGCGAGGGAGCAACTCCTTCTTCGATCTTGATGACAGATCAGAAACTCACACTTGATCAGGCTCGCATCATTCAAGGTACTTGGGAAGCAACTCACAAGCGCCATCGTCGCCCTGCTGTTCTCTCTGATGGTTTGAAGTGGCAACCAATCACCACATCGGCTGCCGATCAGCAAATGATTCAGACTCGCGAGCAGATCATCCGCGACATTGCAAGAATCTTCCGCGTTCCATCACACTTGATTGGCGCGATGGGAGATAATCAGACTTATCAGAATGTTGAACAAGCATCACTCAACTTCTTGACTCACACAATCGCACCTTGGATTCGTCGCCTTGAAACAGCGATCTCAACAATCCTTGATCCCGGTGATGATGTCGCCTTTGATACTTCAACACTCCTTCGCACCGATGCGCTCACTCGCGCTCGCGTCAATGAGTTGAATATCAAGATGGGCGCTCGCTCACCAAATGAAGTTCGTCAAATCGAAGGCATGGAACCTTATGTCGGTGGCGATGTCTTCAATCAAGCAATTCAGGGAACCCTCACCGCTGGCGGCGATCTTCCTTCTCTCGGTGTTGATGCTGATCCTTCAGCGCCAACGATGGGAGTTCTTGAATAATGGAACACATTCTTATGGTGCTATTGGCCAAGATCAATGAAATAGCAGCATGGTGGAATTCCTTCGCCCTTCAAATATTGAAATTGATCAGAGGTAACAAGTAATGGCTGAAACTTATCGACCACCCAAGGGGGTTCAGGATGAAGCGAAAAGAGCTTTGGCTTGGATTGCTGACGGTCACGCTGGTAGTGGCTTTACATCGGTGGGCAAAAAAAGAGCAGAAGACTTGGCTCGAGGATCGGCACTAAGCGCACAAACAGTTTTGAGAATGTATTCATTCTTCAAGAGACATGAAGTTGACAAGCAAGCGCAAGGATTCAATTCCGGTGAAGATGGTTTCCCATCACCGGGTCGAGTTGCATGGTCTGCATGGGGTGGCGATGCTGGATTTTCTTGGTCAACAAAAATTCGCAATCAAATATCAAAGAGCGCTCGTGCGCTTTCCTTGATGGCATCCGAGGAGGGTGACATGGCAGACATGAATCAAGTTCCTGATCTCAATGAGGAACTGACTGAACTTCTTGCAGATGTCGTGAGTTTCTACTTCCGCGCTCACGGAGCGCATTGGAATGTGGTTGGAGCAGACTTCAGCGAATATCACAAGCTCTTCCAAAAGATTTATGAGGATGTTTATGAGTCGATTGATCCAATCGCGGAGAACCTTCGCAAGTTAGGCTCAAAGGCTCCATTCACACTTCCTGAATTCTTGGCAACGCGTACCATCGATGATGCACCAGTTGTCTCACAAGACCCACGCGCTTTGGCGATGGACTTGCTTCAGGCTAATGATCCACTCCTTGATGAACTTTCAGATGCTTTCGATTGCGCCACAAACTATGGTCAGCAAGGTGTTGCAAACTTCCTCGCAGGTCGTATCGATCAGCATCAATTTTGGAAGTGGCAGTTGACCGCCTCTCTCGGTCTTGAAGTAACTCAGCCAAGCCCTGATCCAGTTGATGATCAAGGCGTGGATGAAGATGATGTTCAAGAAGAGACTGATGGCGCTTATATGCCAATGGAGATCATGGGTCGCTCTGAAGAATCTGAAGAAGTTGAAGATCGTGCATCTGCTCATCGTTTGGGTGAAGGAACTTTCGTTTCTTGGAACACTTCAAATGGTCGCGCTCGCGGAAAGATTGAAAAGGTCATCACCAAGGGAACAGCAACTTCATCAGATGGTTTCAACATTGAAGCAACTCCTGATCAACCAGCCTACTCAGTTCGCATTTATCACGAGCAGGGAAATGGTTGGATTCCAACCGATACAGTCACAGTTCATCGTGGGGATTACCTAACCATCACAAGCGCTCTTGCAGCGCCTCGTTCGGAGGATTTATCTATGATTGAAGAGCGCAAGACAGCAATCCGCACCGCAGAGCGCATCACAATGGCTGCCGAAGTTCGCGCCATTGCAACTGATGACGGTTCAATGAAGATCGGCGGTTACGCTGCAACTTTCAACAATGAAGCAACTGGTCTCAACTTCCGAGAAGTCATCGCACCGGGAGCATTCAAGCGCACCCTCGCAACTGACAACCCAGTCTTCCTTCTCATCAACCACGACACAGAATCTCTTCCATTGGCATCAACACAGTCAGGAACAATGAGCCTTCGCGAAGATCAAACTGGTCTTTACATGGAGGCAACCCTTGATCCTAAGAATCCTCGCGCTGCTGAACTCGCATCAGCACTCGAGCGCGGAGATGTTGACAAGATGTCATTCGCTTTCACCGTTGCATCCGGTGGAGAGGATCGCTCGGAAGGTCTTCGCACACTTACCGATCTCGATCTTTTCGAAGTCTCAGTTGTGACTTGGCCTGCCTACGACGCAACAAGCGTCGGAATGCGTTCGGCAGATAACGAAGACTTGAACCTTCGCAAGCGCAAGTTGACGCTCAAGTTCAAACAGTATTCGCTGACAAAATAGTCAAGCGATTGCCCTCGGCGCTTCTGCCCCGACGGTTCCCATTCATCCAATCCTGAGAGGAGACATCATGTCTCTAGTATCAAAGCTCACGGAAACTCGCGATGGCCTAGTTGCAGAAGTAGAAGCGGCTCTCGCTTCTGAAGATGTAACAGCAGAAGCCCTCGACGCAGTTACCGAAAAGCAAGCAGAAATCGAGAAGGTTGACGAGCGCATCGCTACCGTAAAGGCAGCAGAGGCTCGCTCAGCAGCACTCGCAGCATCACGCAAGGAAGCTGGAGTCAAGACTTTCGGTGGCGCAGTTGTCACCAAGGAAACAATGACCTATGACCGCGATGGAAAGAACTCTTTCGTTCGCGACATGATCAACGCACAGCTTCGCAACGACGCTTCTTCATGGGAGCGCCTCAATCGTCACCAGCAGGAAGTCGCAGTTGAAACTCGCGACATCTCACGCACCGACGGCGCTGGTGGAGACTTCGTTCCACCTATCTACCTCATCAACGAATATGCAGAGTTCGCTCGTGCAGCTCGTGTGACTGCTGATCTTGTCACCAACATGGCTTTGCCTGCTGGAACTGACAGCATCAACATTCCACAGATCACAACTGGTACTCTCGCAGCATTCCAGTCTGCTGATAACTCAGCAACAACAACTCGTGACATGGTTTCATCAACCGTCACAGCACCAGTTCGTACAATCTCGGGTAAACTTTCTCACTGCCCGATTGCTGCGTAAGTAGCAATAGAAAACTTCGCTGTATCGGTGAAACTCCTTCAAGAAATACAATAGGACAATACCGAGGCAACCTGCGCAAGCAGAGAGTCCGTAACGACTAAACGCGAAGCTCCTTAGCAATAAGGATGAAGTTATAGTCTGATCTCATATCAATGACAAAGTATGAGAAGCCATCAGAAATGAATTGGCTCGCCCGTAAGGGTAGTAACAACAATGTATGAGAATGTATCGATCCAGCTCGTTGAGCAGTCACCACTTTCAGGCGGTCTTGATCGTCTCGTCTTCGGTGATCTCATGGCTGACTATGCGCTTCAGTTGAACACCGCAGTTGTCGGTGCTGGCGATGGAACATCAGGAACTCTCAAGGGTCTCATCACTCTTGGTTCCGATACTACAAACGGCATCCCAACAACTTGGACTGAAACAACTCCATCTGCTGTCAACGGTGCAATCGCAATCGCTAAGGCGATTTCAAAGGTTGTTACAAACCGTTACAAGCAGGCTGAAGCAATCGTCATGCACCCTTCAATGTGGTACTGGTTCGCTTCACAGGTTGACGGTTCAAACCGCCCACTCGTCGTTCCAGTAACAGGTGCTTCACAGGCATTCAACGCTGCTGGTACAGTTACAAATCCGGGCGCTCCTGCTGGTCTCGTTGGAACAATCCAAGGTGTACCAGTCTTCCTTGATGCAACAGTCACAAAGGCTTACGGCGCATCAACAAATCAGAGCCCAATCCTCGTCGGTAAGTTCTCAGATTCTTACCTCTTCGAGTCAGGCGTGAAGACTCGCGTTCTTCCTGATGTCTTGTCAGCAAACCTCACAGTTCGCTTCCAAGTCTATGGATACGCAGCTCTTGCACACCGCTTCAACAAGTCAGTTTCAGCAATTAGCGGAACTGGAACAGTTGCTCCATCAGGTTACTAATAGCCTGAGCCTTGTCGCTGATCCTGCCTTCGGGTAGGGTCAGCGCCTCGGCGCAACACAATTCCACAGGGGGAATGTATGAAATCTTTATTTTTAGAAGGCCTTGAATCTGCTCGCGAGATAGTGCAGAACAAAGGAATTGCTCATCTTGATTCAATCATCGCTGAACTCAAGTCTGAATCCATTGAAACAACAGCAATCAGTTTGGATGTTGAAACTCGATGAGAGCAAAAGATCGAGTTTGCATTGGGATGGTCAACAACGGAACCATCGACGCACTCCTCGCAATGGACTTGATCCATATCGCAAGAGAAAAAGATGGTCACTTTGACCACATGGTTCAGGTCGGCAATGTCGGTTTGACAACACGATCACGCAATGTCGTGGTCAAAACATTTTTAGAAACAACAAACGCCAACTGGCTTTTGATGATTGATTCTGATGAGCGCCTCTCACTTGATGCTTGGCACAAGTTGATTGACGCAGCTCACGATAAAGATCGACCAATCGTTTCAGGTTTGGTCTTCGCAGCATTCTTTGATGGTGATGATGCTCTTAGACCAGTTCCAACCATTTACACAATGGACTTGGAAAAGGGGTTGCAACCAATCGACGGTTATCCCGAGAATCAACTCATTGAAGTTGATGCAGTCGGTACTGGCTGTATCCTGATTCATCGAAGCGTTCTTCTTGAGATGCAAAAGCAAGCCACACCCAATCAGGGCAAGAATTGGGCTTGGTTCGTTGAAGGCGCAATTGATGGAACTTACTTTGGCGAAGACTTGCTCTTTTCCAAACGCCTCAAGTCAATGGGGTACAAAATCCACGCACACACCGGAGCGATACTCCCCCACCACAAACAGTTTTGGTTGGATGAACGACATCACTTACCGATGCGCGATCATGCAATCCAACAAGCCAAAGCATGAGGATTGGCTTGACCCCTGCAAGACAATCCTCATGCCCTACATCACGACCATCCATAAGGAGAAAGAACAATGGCAAGAATCTCAACTACTGAGGCCAATCAAGCGTTATCGACGACTGGATGGTCTTATGTTTCACTACACACCGCTGATCCGGGAACAACTGGAGCTTCTGAAGTAACTGGCGGCACTTATGCTCGCGTTGCAGTTACTTGGAACGCAGCTTCAGGTGGATCAGTTTCAAATAGCGGAGCGCTTTCAATCAACCTCCCCGCATCAACAACCGCTTCTTACTTCGGAGTTTGGGGAGCATCAACATCAGGAACTTATTACATCGGTGGAGCGCTTTCTCCATCAGTAACAACTGGAACATCTGCTGGTGTTATCACCATCGCTTCAGGTTCTTTGACAGTCACCGCTTCCTAATTCCAAACTCTTAGGAGTCAACAATGGCAACTCCAGTTACGGCCTCGGCCAGCCTTGGCCTAACTGGGGTCGCAGCGGATGGATACAACTCGTATCAATACAACGCTGCAATAACTTACAACTACGCAACGCCCTATGAAGGCGATCCGTATCTTTCATTTCCAGTCACCGCATCGGGTGCAATCACCCTTAGCGCTTCGGCAACTTGCACATTCGCCTATGCTCCAAGCGCATCAGGTGCAATCAGCATTTCGGCAAGCGCAACAGATTCTCTCAGTTTTGCTTCAACTGGTTCAGGTGCAATCACTCTTACAGCGAGCGCAACCGTCTCAAACCCAGTCTTCACATCAACTGGTTCAGGATCAATCACCCTCACCGCTTCGGCCTCAGATACCGAGACCTTTGCAGTTAGCGGTTCAGGTTCATTTGCTCTTGCTGCATCGGTAACAAATACCCTCACCTTCCCTGATACCGCTTCCGGAAGCATCACTCTTTCCGGATCAGCAATCACCGGAACCGTTACAGCTTCAACTGGCTCGGGTTCAATCTCGGTTGCTGGCTCGGCATCAGATGCCCTGACCTTCCCAGTTTCGGCTTCAGGAAATATCAACCTCGTAGCCACCGCAGCGGTTGTTCTCGCTTTCGTTGAGTCAGGTTCAGGCGCTCTATCCCTAACTGGCTCGGCTTCGGTCGTAGAGACCATTCCAACGACCGCAGCAGGCTCTCTGAGCCTCTCAGGAGCCTTGTCGGATACCCTAACATTCCCAAGGTCTGCAAGTGGCTCTATCAGCCTCACAGCCTCGGGAACGGTAGCCTCTCTCAAGTTCCCAGTCAGCGGTTCAGGGTCGATTACCTTCTCAGCCTCCGCGCCTGACACCGAAACCTTCCCGGTCACCGCTTCAGGATCGATTGCACTCGTCGGAGTCGCCAGCGATCGCTTGACCTTCCCAATCTCAGCAAGTGGCTCAATCACTCTTGCAGCATCGGGAACAGTTTCAAATCTTCAATTCGCGACAACTGGATCGCAAGGCTTTGATATTTCAGCGGTTGCCAGCGAAGCTCTCACCTACCCTGTCGCAGCACATGGGATGATGGAGTTCGATTCGCTTGCAATTCCACTTCATCAAACAATTCAGATATTGCCTCGAGTCAGAGTTCTTTCAACAATTCTTGCTCGACAACGAACGCTCACTTCAATAATTTTCCGTCAGCGTTCTTCAAGTTCAATTGACAAGCGCAACCGAGATGCAAATGTTTAGGAGAAACGATGATCTATGATCTAGGAGATGTTGTTCCGCTAGGAATTACCATCACAGATGCAAATGGTCTTGTTGCCAATGCGTCAACGGTTACTTGCACAATCTATCAACCTGACAACACCACCGTAACTGGAACAGTTGTCAATGCTGATACTGGTCTCTATAACTGTGATTTCACTCCAACCCAGTCAGGTTTCCACAAAGTCAAGTGGCTTGCTACCGGAACAAACGCTGGCGCTTTCAGCGATGATTTCACAGTTCGTGAGTTCTCTGAAGTTGGCATCGTTAGCCTTGAGGAAGTCAAGCAATATCTGAACATTCCTGATTCCTTGACTTCTTCTGATGAAGAGATTCGACGCTATATGGATGCCGCCAATGATCTTGCCGAGCAATATACGGGTGTCATTCTTGGACAGAGAAGCTACACAAGCGAAGTTTATGACGGCGTGAACAATGGCGAGTTCATTCGCATTCGCAATCCAAAAGTAATTTCGATTGACTCAATCTATGAGAATGGCGCTTTGATTCCATCCTCTGCCTATTATGTCGATCCAACTGGTCAGCGTATCTATCGCATTGGTTCAGATACCATCTACTCAACCAACTCTTACGGATATTGGACTTCAGGAGTGAAGAACATCGTTGTGAGTTACCGAGCAGGTTATGTGAATCCACCAATGAGCGCAAAGCAAGGCGTTCTTGAAATTATTCGCCATCTATGGCAGACACAGCGTGGCGCAATGAATGTTATGTCTCGCACCAACACAGGTGATGAAATGTATTCAACCGCGACTTACTCGCTACCTCGTCGCGCTATGGAATTGCTTGATCCAACATCTCTTCCGGGTCTTGCATAATGGCTACATCAGTTCTTCCTACTTTCATCAATGCTCTCGTCACGCGGTTGAAGTCAACTTCATCCCTTGCTGGCATTCGCGTCTTCGATGGCATTGAGATTGATCTCTCCTATCCCGGAGATGCAATCGCAGTCGGTCACGATGGAAATACTGAAGGCGATGACATCACTCCAGCCTCAGCTCGTCAGGAATACATTCAACTTGGTGCAATCTCTAAGTTCGAAGATGGTCAAGTCACTTGCGCTCTATGGTCGTGGGATGGTGGAACCGATCTTTCAGCTCGTCGAACAAGAGCGTATGCCTTGCTTGGCGATGTTGAAGTTGCAATCAGAAACGATGTCAGTTTTGGTGGAATAGTTCTCTATTCAGGTTTGGAAACCCACGAGATGACTTACCGTCAAACAAATCAAGGCGCAGCAGTAGTTGTTCAATTTACCGTTACCTACCGAGCAAAAATCTAGGAGCAATCATGGCGAAGATCAAGAATGTGTCACCTCTCGGTGATCTAGTTATTCCAGCGCTGAACATCACAGTAAAGGCTGGAGAGAGCGTTGATGTTGCAGATGACGCTGCTGCATCACTTCTCGAACAAACATCCAACTGGGCGGCAGCAGACATGGCAGCCGCTTCCATCACTACCCCTGCACCGGAAGCGGTCGCAGTTCCAGCCAACTAGGAGATAAATATGGCAATCGGTTCCGGTATTGGTTCGCAACTTGGAATTGCAACCGAGACAACTTTCAACACCCCAGTAACAGTTTCACGATTCTATGAATTCACATCAGAGAATCTGAACTACAACAAGAAGACAGCAGTTGGCATGGGTCTTCGTGCTGGCGGCCTCCTTCCTCGCTCACAGCGTCGTGTGGTAACAACCTCAGATGTAACTGGAGACATCAGCCTTGACTTGCCAACACGCGGTCTTGGACTTCTTCTCTCACAGTCAACTGGATCGGTTCCATCACCAACCACAGTTTCAACTGGCGTTTATTCCTACACATTCACCCTCGGTGATGTTTATGGAAAGAGCTTCACAGCACAGGTTGGCGTTCCACAGTACGGTGGAACTGTCACTCCAAAGACCGTTGCTGGAGCAAAGGTTTCATCTTTTGAGTTGGCAGTAGCAAATGCAGGAATCGCAACAGGAAAGTTCAACATCGATGGTGCATCAATCACCACCGGAATTTCCCTCGCAACCGCTTCTTACTCTGCATCAACTAACATCTTCAACTTCTCTCAGGGCGCAATCACCCTTGATGGAACATCAATCGCTAATATCCGCGACTTCTCGGTCACAGTTGACAACACTCTCAAGGGAGATCGTTACAACCTCGGTTCTTCAGGAATCAAGGCTGAACAGTTGATCAACGGCTTCCGCAAGATCAGCGGAAAGATCACCGCCGAATTCACAGACACAACTCTCTTCGGCAAGGTTCTCAGCGATGCAAATGCAGCAATCGTTCTTACCTTCACAGGTGCGACAATTGCTTCGACTTACAAAGAGACCCTCAGCATTACAATTTCCGCTGCTAAGTTCAACGCCGATACTCCAAAGGTTACAAGCCCGGGCGTTATCGACTTGAGCATGGACTTTGAAGCGTATGACAATGGAACAGATGCTCCATTGACCATCGTTTATCAGACAGCAGATTCATCTCTCTAAGGAGAAAAAATGGCCGACGAATTCACAATCGATTCTGCTGAATTCAAGGCTTTTTACAAGGCGATGACCAAGGTTGATCCCGAGGTCAAAAAATCACTTCGCAAGCGCTTGATGGATGCCGCGAAACCTATCGTGGAGGAAGTCAAGCAAGCGGAGTTGAACATTCCAGCAACTCGCGAGGCAGGTGGAACTCGTAAGAAAAAGGGTCAGACCCTTGGACTTCGAGCTTCACTTGCCAACGCGACAAAGGCAGATTTCAACGGAACCAGCAAAGGCGCGGCGGTTCACATTAGAGTTTCCACAACCAAGTTCATGGCTGCATCAGGTCGGCCTCGAACAATTCCGTATTACATGGAAGGTCGTCGCAAGCGAGCATGGCGACATCCGGTCTTTGGCAATAGAGATGTTTGGGTGGCACAATCAGGTCATCCATTCCTTGCGCCAACAGTTAGGGCGCACAAAGAGAAGTTTGCAAAAGAAGTTACCGACGCGGTTATGGATGCGTTGGCAGCAGTAACTCCAATCAAATAGAAACAGGGAATCATGCCATTACTTATCAGGGGAGAGATTTTCCCACTACCTTCAGAGAACAACAATCCAGCTCCAACTGGTCGCGAGATTATCGCCATCGAAGAGGCTTTCGGCCTTGATGGTTTGACCTTGCTTGGAGTTTTGGCTGATGACAAGCCACACGCAAATTCTGCCTATTCCAAAATCAAAGCTCTTTACGCTTTGGCTTGGATCAGCATGACTCGCGCTGGAAAAATTGTTTCCATTGATGATGTTTTGAATACTTATTCCATCGATGAGATTCGCCCGGTGGATGATGAAAAAAAATCACCAACCGCCGAAAACTAATTAGAGGCGGCGCTAGAAAAAGAATTCGGGATCACATTCCCTTGCTTTGCCACACTTATCCGGGATTGACTCCCTTCAATGTGTGGGATATTGAAATGGATATTCTCAACCAAATGATCGATCAGGCAGTTGCCTTGAATCGTTCCGAAGACTAGGAGGCGAAAATGGCGAACGATACCTCGCTAACATATAGTCTTTACGGAAAAGATGTTTCAGCATCCAAAGCCTTGCAGAATATCGGCAAGGAAGCCGAGAATACTGGCGGTCATTTCGCCAAGATCAAAGACATTGCAGCAGGTGTTTTCTCAGGTGCAATGCTTGAGAAGGCTGGAACAGCGGTTGTTGATTTCGCCAAAGAATCGATCAACGCTTTTCAAGATGTTGGCAAGGAAGTCAAGTTACTTCAGCGCTATACAGGTGGAACCGCTGAAGATATGTCGAAGCTCCGTTTCGCGGCTGAAGAGGCTGGCGTTCCAACTGAGACCTTGGCAACTGCTCTTGGCAAGATGGCGAAGGCTGCCGCAACTACGGCTGGCGAAAAGAAGTTTGCTGAATTAGGCGTTCAAGTCAAGGATGCCAATGGTCACTTCAAAGATTCCACAACTGTCTTCACCGAAGTTGCCGGAAAGATTGCAGCTCTTCCACCGGGCATTGAGAAGACCTCGGCGATTATGGCAATCTTTGGTCGTTCAGGAATGCAACTTGCTCCCTTGCTCAATCAGGGCGCGGCTGGCATTGCCAAGTTCGGCGAGGAAGCAAAGAAGATGGGCTTGGTTCTTAGCCAAGACAATCTCAATGCTGTTCAAAAGAATGTTATGGCTCAACGCGAATTCCACGCCTCAATTCAAGGCTTGCAAGTTCAACTTGGTCAATACCTTTACCCTGCCATCACCGCCATCACCAAAGGCTTCTCGGAAATCGTTCCAGTCTTGACTCAGGTTCTTCGACCAGCGTTCAAGATGATCGGCGAAGTTCTTCAGCCTCTCGTTGGTTATATTCAAGAAGGCGCAAAGTTCTTGGTTGACCTTGGACTCAAGTTCCAAGAAACAGGCGATCACGCCTCAATGTTCGCCTCGATCGGCAAATCCCTTGGAACTGTCTTCAATGACTTCAAAACATTGCTTGGCGTTCTCTTGCCAATTCTCAAAGACTTGTGGACATTCATTGTCACTTATTTGGCTCCAGTTCTCTTGGATGTTCTCACCGTTGCTTTCAAGGGTGTCAGCATTGCAGCCAACATTGTTGTGGATGCAATCAAATTGGTCGTTGATTTACTCAAGGGATTGGTCACAGTTGCCAAGGATGTTGGCATTGGAATCAAGGATGCCTTCTCATTCATCGTCAACGGAATCAAGGCTTATATCAATGGCATCATCTCTTTGGTGAATGTGGTCATTGACATGATCGACAAGATTCACTTCAAACTTCCTGACTGGATTCCCGGTCTTGGTGGCAAAGAATTTGGCATCAACATTCCAAAGATTCCGATGCTTGCTGAAGGTGGAATCGTCACCAAGCCAACTATTGCCATGATCGGTGAGGCTGGCGCTGAAGCTGTTGTTCCTTTGAATAAGGGATACGGTCAGGCTATGAATGTCACAATTCAAGTTCAAGGTTCGGTCATCTCTGAAGGTCAGTTGATCACTAAGGTTCGCGATGGCTTGGCTCAAACTATGCGTCGCAAAGGTGTTTCAACAGCAGTCTTGGGGTTATAAATGGCAGCATTTGACGGTACAAACGCCCCTACCCTTAGCATCCAGTTTTATATCAATGGATCATGGGTAACGGTTACGCAGACCGATGTTCGCGAGATTTCCATCAAGCGTGGTCGTTCTCGAGCTGATCAGAAGAACGATCCGGGCGCTGCAACCATAGTCTTCGACAATGTGAGTGGATACTATGATCCTGAATACACAGGTGCTTCCTCGCCTTATGTCGTCAGCGGTGTCAATCAGCTCAAGGCTGGCGTTCAATGCCAGATTATCGCCACTTGGTCATCAACTGCCTATGTTCTCTATGTTGGCTATCTTGAAACCAATACCATCGATCAAGGATTCTCTCCTACGGCAACGATGGTCTTCACCGATGGAATCGCTTTGCTTTCCAAGATGTATGCCATCAGCCTTTCGGCTCCCGGTTACAGCGGTGAGACAACCTCCACTCGCGTTGGAAGAATGCTCACTTACGCCAACTGGACTGGCTCAACTAATCTTTCGGGCTCGGTGCAGATGCTTCCGACCACGCAAGGATCAAGCCTTCAGGTCTTGATCGAAGAAGCGGTGGCGTGTGAGGCTGGTCGTTTTTATATCTCTCGCGATGGAACGGCAACTTTCCTTCCCCTCTCAGATAAGTTCAGCCGACCAACTCGCCTTTTGCTCTCTGATTCTCGGGCTACCAATACCGTTGAATATGACTCCATCAAGGCGACACCGGGAACCTATCAAGTCATCAATGAGGCAATCATTGAAAGGTCAGGAAAGAGCCAGCGACGCGCTCGCCACAAGCCTTCGACGACTGCATTCGGTCTCAAGACAATCACCGTCAATGCGCCAATCTTGAATGATTCAGATGCCGATAATTTGGCTCTTTATCTTTCACGCAAGGACTCCTCGCCAATGACTTTGGTGGAGAACATCGGCTTCTCAGCTCTTGCTCTTGGCGCTCTTTATCCCGATTTCCTTGCACTAGAAATTGGCGATCAGTTGACGGTAGAGCGCACAACTGTTGATGGTCGCTCTTTGACTCTTTATGTCGTCGTTGAAGGATACAATCACCACATCACGCAAGATGATTGGCGAACCGACATTATGACTTCACCAATGAACCCATATTCGATCACAATCTAAGGGGAGACAATGCCACTTTGCCCACAGATTACGAATACGCCAATCACCGTTACTTACAATTCAACGGACTACATACTTGATTCAGTTCAGGATGTTCAGACCACCGCAACAACCTTTTATGCTGCTCCAACTCCTACTGCTCAGGCGGTTGGAGATATTTGGTACGACACAAGCAACGGAAACAAGCAATATCGATGGGATGGATCGGCTTGGACTTCGGTTCAAGATACCGCAATCGCAACAGCCTATTCCCTTGCTTCAACTGCTAATTCAAACGCTACTGTTGCCACTTCAACAGCCAATGGCAAAAATATGGTCACATATTCCACATCTTCAGCTTCAGGAAGTGGAACTAGGACAGGCGATGTTTGGTTCAAGTACCAATCGGGAACAGGAGTCATTCTCAATCAATACACTTGGAATGGTTCTAGTTGGGATACAACAACTCTTTCAGATTCGGTCATCGCCAGCATTACCGCTGGAAAGATTACTGCTGGCACAATTACCGTTGCGCTTGGAATTACCAACCCATCCGGCAATTTCACCGTCGATGCGACAACTGGAAAGTTGACCGCAACTGGCGTTGACATCAATGGAAAGTTGACTTCTACTTCAGGAAGTATTGGTGGATTCACCATCAACAATGGTTATCTTTCTTATGGATCAACCTTCTTGAATGCTTCTGCCGGAACTGGATCAGGAAGTTATGCGCTATATGACTCCTCACGCGGGGTCTATGCCAACACCCTTTTCTCTTATTCAGGCGCTTATTTTGCCAATGCCACTAGCTCTTTTGATGCTTCAGGCAATCTTCAAATAAATTCAACAACTTATTTGAATGCCAGCGGAAGTGCAACCATTGGTGGAACCCTTAGCGTTGGAACTATCAATTCAAGTGGAAATATCACAGTCAACGGCGGCACAAATTATTTCAATAGTTCAGGAAATCTGAATGCTGTTCAAGGTAACTTTTCCGGGTATATCTATAACTTAGGTTATGCCACGACTACTTCAGCGGCGAATGCCTATATCAACTCAGCCACCGGATTGCTTGCTCGATCTTCATCATCTTTGCGCTACAAGGTTGATGTTCAGCCTCAAGTAATTCCTCTTGATTCAATCTTGGCGCTTGAACCTAAGTCATTCTTTGATAAGGCTCAAGCCGATGAAAAAGGCAACACCGATGGCCTTCCTCGAATTCTTGGTTTGATTGCTGAAGAAGTGGCTCAAATTCCAGTTCTTGCTGATCTTTTGATGAATAAGAATGAAGAAGGTCAGCCTGATTCGGTCAACTATGACCGTATTGCAGTCGCTCTCATTCCCTTACTCAAGGACTTGAACGCTCGTCTATTGAAGCTGGAAGGCAAGTAAATGCCCTATCACATCGGTCAACCTAACTCCTACGATTGCAAGGGTTATCCGGTCGTGAAGGATTCTGACAACACCGTTATGGGTTGTCACTTGACCAAACAAGATGCCATCAAGCAACTCAAAGCTCTTTATGCCAATGAACCAACTATCAAGGGGAAGTGATGGACAATCAAGAAATCCCAATTGAGGCTATCCTCAAAGGGATGCGAGAAATGATCGGAACACAGGCTCAAAGAATTGCAGTTCTTGAGGCTCTTATAGCCAACAAAGAGGAGGCGAAATGACAACCAGTTACCCAAGTGGAATTGATAACTTCACCAATCCCACTTCAACTGACACCCTTTCATCGGCGACGGTTCCCCACGCCTCCGAACACGCCAACGCCAATGACGCGATCAAGGCGATTGAAACCGAGTTGGGAACCAACCCAAAGGGTTCTTACGCCAGCGTTGCAGCTCGACTAGCAGCCTCAACTGGCTCCATCACGACTTGGCGCAAAGCGGCTTCAGGTGGCGAAACCTCCCTTACCGGAACCGACGACTTCTCAACCTCCCTCGCCTACACAGTCGGCCAAGAGCAGGTCTTCATCAACGGCGTATTGCTTGAGCGCGGAGTGGACTACACCGCTTCAACTGGATCATCGATCACCGGACTCACAGCTCTCGTGGCTGGCGACATCGCAACCGTCATCTCGGTTGGAACTTTCAATGTGGCTAACGCTATTCCTCTCTCGACTGTAACTGCCAAAGGCGACCTTCTAGCCGCCACAGGAGCTTCTACGGTCGCGAATCTAGGGGTCGGCGCTGACGGCTCAACACTCGTTGCAAACTCTTCTGC